TAACCGGACACGAATTATCACAAATGTCCGCCCTATTAAGAGGCAATAAATCATCGCAAAAATACCCGAACCGATAAACACTATTGCCGCTGCGATTGACGATTACCATGCAGCGCAACCCGACGAACCACGCTTACACCTCGGCGCATCGTCGCTAGGTCACCATTGCGAACGTTGGGTATGGCTATCATTTCGTTGGGCGGTGCGCGAGAAAATTTCCGGTCGCATCCGGCGATTATTCCGGCGCGGCCAGAACGAAGAATCTACAGTCGTCGCAGATTTGAAAGCAATCGGAATTGACGTTAGGAACACGGGCGACAATCAAAAAGTTATCGATTTTGGATCGCATGTCGGTGGATCGATGGACGGCATTATTGAGTCCGGTCTTCCGGGCGCATCAAAAACCCGCCACGTTTTAGAAATCAAAACGCATAATAGAAAATCATTTGATGACGTAAACAAAAAGGGCGTTAAAGATTCCAAGCCAATCCACTGGGCGCAAGTCCAGCTGTACATGCTCGGCGCTAAAATTGAACGGGCGCTCTACGTTGCAGTATGCAAAGACGATGACCGCATCTACACCGAGCGCGTGAAATTTGATAAGCAAGCGGCTCAAAATTTACTAGCGAGAGGTCAGCGGCTTGCAACAACCGAGCGCATACCACCGCCGTTGTCCACTGATCCGAGTTGGAAACAATGCAAATTCTGCCCCGCGCATAGCTTTTGCTACAAAGAACGACTCACAAAGGAAGTGAATTGTCGAACGTGCGCCCATGCGACGCCGGAAAATGACGGCACATGGTCATGCGCTCGCTTCGAAGCTAAAAACATTCCTGGTGATTTTCAGAAAACAGGCTGCGAGAGCCATGTACTTCACCCCGATCTGGTGCCGTGGGAAATCAAGGACAGCACAAACCCGCATGAAGCCGTCTATGTGATTGATGGCAAGGATATCCGCAACGGCGAAGGCGATGCGTTTGTTTTTGCGAGCAGGGAATTGATTGCGGGCGGCGATATGTGCGCCGATGAAAATGTCCAATTGTTGCGGGAAACTTTTGACGCGACAGTTGTGGAGATTTAATTATGATCACTTTAAGGGATTATCAACGCCGAACGATTGATCAACTTTATAAGTGGTTTGCAGATGTCCATGAAGGCCATCCGTGTATCGAGCTTCCAACCGGATCAGGCAAAAGCCATATCGTGGCGGAGCTTTGCAAAGAGGCGATTCAAAAATGGCCCGAAACTCGGATCTTAATGCTTACGCACGTCAAGGAATTGATCGAGCAAAACGCTAACAAGATGCGACAACATTGGCCGGAAGCGCCGCTTGGTATTTACTCGGCAGGAATGGGGCAGCGCGACATCGGGGAGCCAATCACCTTTGCTGGCATTCAATCGGTACGCAATAAAGCTGACCAAATCGGTCATGTCGATTTAGTCCTGATTGATGAATGCCATTTAGTCAGCCACAAGCAGGAGGGCGGCTATCGAAAGCTAATCGATAATTTGACTCGCATCAATCCAGCGTTGCGCGTGATCGGCTTAACCGCCACGCCGTACCGCATGGGCCACGGCTATATCACTGATCCACCAGCTTTATTTTCAGCGATCATTTCGCCCGTGAGCATCGAGGAATTGATACACAAAAAGCATCTCGCACCGCTGCGCTCAAAACTCACTGATCACGCTTTATCCGTCGAAGGCGTACACAAGCGCGGCGGCGAATACATCGAAAGCGAATTGCAAGATGCTGTAGACACCGAACACAACAACGTTGCAACGGTTGACGAGGTGATCAAGCTCGCTGGCGACCGCCGGTCATGGCTGTTTTTCTGCGCTGGCGTGCAACACGCGCACAACGTCGCTGATGCTTTGATCGAGCGAGGCATTACGGCTGCAACGATTGTTGGCACAACACCAAAGGCAGAGCGCGAGCGTATTGTTGCTGATTTTAAGGCAGGAAAAATTAAAGCGATCACCAATGCAAACGTACTGACCACCGGCTTTGACCATCCCGACCTTGATTTAATTGCAATGCTGCGCCCCACGCTATCCACCGGACTCTATGTACAAATGGCGGGTCGAGGAATGCGGCCTAAATCTCATACCGACCATTGTTTAGTTTTAGACTTTGCCGGTGTCGTGCAAACACATGGCCCGATCACAGCGGTCAATCCGAAAAAGGCCACCGGAAAAGGCGACGGCGAAGCGCCGGTTAAAGTTTGTGAAAGCTGTAAAGAGCTTAATCACATATCCGCTAAAGAGTGCGCTGCTTGCGGCGAGCCATTTCCACCGCCACCACCGATAAAACACCGATTGCATGATGACGACATCATGGGTCTGGACGCGACCGAGATGGATATCACAGATTGGCAATGGCGCAGACATACAAGCCGCGCCAGCGGCAAGGAGATGCTGCGAGTGACGTATTACGGCGCGTTATCCGACAAACCGATTAATGAATATTTAACTATTTGTCACGACGGTTATGCTGGTGAAAAAGCGAGAATATCCTTGGTGACAATAGCGAGCAGCGCGGGAGTGCCAGAAATAAGTTTTTTTGAAGGCACGCTTCAAGATCTCGCTTACAAAATGAACGAATCAACGCCGCCAGCTTCAATTAGCTTTAGGCAAGACGGTAAATTTCATAGAATTTTGAGGAGAGAATGGGCATGAAAGGATATCTAAAATTTCATTCGAGTTTGACGTTTGCCGAGGTTCAGGCGTTCATCGGCCACGGCTATAAATTAAGGTGGAAAGCATGAAAATGACGTTGCCGCTTGCGCCGAGTCAGAATCAGTTGTTGAGGATGCACTGGGCAAAACGAAAAAGAATACAAAAAGATTTTGAATGGTTGATCGTGCAGCAAGTCGGTAATCGAAACTCAGCTATGCGTGGCGTCCATGTCACGATCACGCGGAAAAGTGTCGGAGTAGAACCAGATCCCGACAATCTCACCGCCTCAGCAAAATTGATTCTCGATGCGCTGCAGCGCGTAAACGTCATCAAGGACGACAGCCCGCAGTACATATCGCTCGCAGTCGAATGGGAACGAGCGAAAAAGCGAATTGAGCAAGGTACTGTCGTGACGATTGAGAAGTGGGATCTGGATAAAGTCCAAGATGGCTAAAATTATCATCGAAATCGATACGGATGAAGATGAGGAAATCATTGAGCTGATTATGCGGTTGATCGAATTGATAGAAAAATCGAGGCAGGCCGGGAGGTGATCCGGCCTACCTCAGTCGCTCGGGCTACCGTCGTGCGACACTCTGAGAGGGGAGAACAGAGTTAGAAGATTTTCCGCTAATTGATGAAAAACGTCAATGAGCGTCTTTGCCGTTTCTCGATTTCTCTTTCGAGCCAGAGCTAGAACCAAACCAAAAACTCATTACCGACGTCATAGATGACGTGAGGCTTCCGACAATAATGAGAAGAACGGGCATTGTGCTGTCAGACGTTTCGACATCTCCAATAACAATCACATAAACCAGTGCGGCATACGCGCAGATAAAAAGCGTGCTCAGCAGCAGTTGCGGCAGCAAAATGCCGTTATTCATCGTCGGTTGCTTTTTTGTGACGTTGGGCATTGTGTCGCTCGATACATCCTCGATAGTGCACTGTTCTGCCGTGACTTTGACGCAACGCTTTTTCCATGGTCACGCCGTTCCTTGCTAACGATTTATAGTCGTCGCCCGTCAGCGCCATATATTGTCGCTCGTGGATTCCCGCAACGGCGTGCCATTGCACCGGTTCTAAAACTCCTGGCGTATAAGCCGGTGGCGTTTCGCACGCGACCTCACTGAGCAAAAACCGCTTGAAGTAGCCGCTGCCGATCGTCGAACACGCGCTTAGTTGCAGCAGTAGCGCGATCAGCAAAATCGTCCGCATTACTTTGCAGCTCAGAATCCCAATCCAGTTTTTGCAATTCTTCAAAACTATTAAATTCAGACTCAATGGATTCCATCCGCGCCCTGAGCGCGGCGAGTTCTTCCAGCGCAATGCTGTGCTGTTCGCTTTCGAAGCTATCACGTTCGGAATACGCCTCCGCTGTCGCCTTGTTTCCAGCTTCTTCGATTACCGATTTTTTCCATTGTACGTACGCTAGTCCCGCTGCTCCGGCGAAAGCCGTAAACAAAAGCATTATCAAAGCTATCTTTTGAAGCCCGAACATTTAATAGCTCCATAGCCACGGTCGCATGTTGTTTGTTTCAGAGGCTGTCAAATCGTCGAGGTGAATGAATCGCCCAGAGCCTTTTTGAGCTATTCCGATACCGCTGAAATTCATATCCATCGCTATTTTCAACAGAACATGTCCATCGCCCCGCGCAACCCCGAAATCAATTGCTTTGCCGCTAGTGTGAGGCCCGCTGGCTCCCGTGGAAGAAACATTGCTGTTGTGATCTGGGCATCGATACCCGCTAGTGACTCGTAAAGATTTGCCGTACCGCTCTCGCAGATCGTCTAGTCGTTGCATAAAATCAGCGTCCATCGGGCACGCATAACCGCAATATTGCCCGCACCGACATTGCAGTTCCTCTTTGCTGAAAAATTGTCCGTGGTCAACAATAGCCATATTGATTCCTCACTTCGCTAAGGGATTTTCTAGCGCAGCCTTAATCCGTTGATCTAGTTTTTCTTCCAGTGTATCGATCTGTTCATCGAGCTTCGTCACTTTGTTGTCAACGCGCAATTCAAATGCATTAATTAAATCGCGAACATCTTCGACATTGTTGCGGTTCCTGCCTTCCTGACGATCTATGTTTTTGAATACCTCTGTGATGTCATCCTTCAGTTCGAGTTTCATGTCTGACAAATCGGAGCGCATATCCCCCAAAAGCTCCTTGAATGATGACACAATTTGTTCAATATTGCTGTTTTCCTCTGCGAAGACAGCTATTTTCTGTTCAATGCCCGACAAGTCGGGAGCCGTATATGAGTCGATTTTTTCTTCCATGGCCGTATAGCGAGCATACGCCTCGAAGCCACCCCATATTGCACCGCCAATCGCGCCAAGCAATGGCACCAACAGCAGCAGCTTGCTGCCGGAAAACTTGATTCCGCTGTACTCTATTTCTGCCATTGCATCTCTACCAGACGATTCATGTCTTGTCCGGCTTGAGCGGAAAACCACATAGCCGAGGGGTGATCATAATTCGTCCCGCCGTCGAGCTGGTCTGGCGCATACCACGATTGTAAATCCTCTAACTGCGTAGGCGCATACGCCGCCGCTGACATTTGCATCACGCTCAAAGCCGCGCCCTGCATCGCGGATTCGTAGTTCTGGCTCAACGTCGCCATTACACGCGCTGATATTTTTTTCACCAAGCGTTGCTTCTTAGCTTTTGCCTTTTCTTTTGCACTGACTTTCTTCTCAGGCTCTGTTTTTTTATCCGGGCCGGAAGCTACACGCGTTGGTTCCTCGGTACGTTCTTGTTCAGCCCCTGCGGACTCTGGCTCAGAGCTTCCTTCTGCGGTCTCCACTTCCGCTACTTCGGAATCCGGTTCAGTCATTTCCGTTTCTACTGATTCCGGCTCTGCTTCGGCAACTTCCATCGCCGCTGGCTCTGAATCTATTGCGTCAACCTCGGCCACTGCCGCCTCCATTTCCGGCATTTCTTCAAAAACCTCGGCCACCGTGGATTCCGGCGTTTCTTCAAAGCCCATGCTATCCATGCTATCCATAGTGTCCATGGACTCTACCGTATCCATCGACTGTAAAGTATCTACTGATTCTAGCGAACTAGTACTCGTATCCTCTGTGGATGTATCTACAACAGATAAAGAAGTAACTGTTTCGGATTCCATATCGACTTGGAACGAATCAACAATATTACCCGTACCAGCTTCCGTTAAAGTCACTGTCACTGTGTCACCTGTGCCCACTATTTCGCTGAGCACGGGGTTGCTAAATATTTCTTCTGCATCAACAACAAAAGTTTCGTCTTCGACGAGTTCCTCAAGGGTTTCTTCTTCGACGAGTTCAACGGGTTCTTCGATGACTTCAGTTTCGATGACTTCTTCTTCCGTTACGAAATCCAAGGCCTCGTCCATGTCATCCTGAACGATGGTCACAATCTGTTCAGTGATATAACTAATCGCGTTGTATCCGGTTGTGAGCCACGGATCGGTGAATTGAGGGCCATACAGTCCCGTGGGATAACCCGCATCTTGGCCGTACAGCTCAATCAGAGCCGTTAGCTCACTCCACGAATTTTCGACAACTGTCTGCTCAAATTCATAGTCGCGCAGTCCTGCATAATCAAGGACAAACTCATGCTCGTATTCCTGAACAACGGTTTCGCCATCGTGCAGCGTCAGCGTTAGATTAAAATTATCCTGACAATCGCCATTGGTCTGGTCACACGTTGGCAAAACCGAATTGCTCGAATGCGAATCGACAGTGACGCCGTACTCTAGATCGAAACCCGCGTTAATTTCTTCAATGGTCATGGTTTCAGTCAAATCGACCGTCGTACTGTATATGCCGCCCTGCGCTCCGGTACAGGCTTCACCCGGACTACAATATCCCGTGTCTCCAGTCATCGTCGCATCGCCGCTGGTTGTAAACTCAGCAAGCCCCGGTAGCAAATTATCAGAAACAGTTGGCGTTAGAACTTGAGTCGTGACTTCTTCGATCACTTCCTCCGCCGACACAGAAGCAGCTAAGAAAAATAAGGCAACCGCTAATCGCATCGCTGCCGCCCACCTGTTTCTTGACAATACACGACACTACCGCCTGGGCCTCTGACCCAGCCACTCGGTTTTTCATTTTTGTCGCCCGTCAATTTTGCGGCTTCTCTTTTTCGATACGCTTTTTTATCTGGTCGCCTTTCTTCATTCTCTTGCCACAGCGTTAAGGACTCCTCGCCGATTTTTCCGTCGTAAGGGCATGGCGTTCCCGCCATTTCCATCGCCTCGAACACCCGCTTGTCTTGGCAAAGCAGACTGACACCCGCTACTTTCATTCCCATGACATATAACGAGCGAGCGAGCTTCATCCGCTCGCAATTCTTATCTCGGATTGTGGTGCCAGCGGCAAAACCTAATATTTGCGTCTGAACCGCTGCGGAAGCAGGAAACGAGCAAACGTCTTGATTGTTTAGAACAATATTTGGAGCGCTCGCAGTTCCGGGAACACGATCAATGGTCGTCGTACCCGTCACTGTAGAAGTGATGGTGTTTGTGCCGGTGCTTTGACCGAAAGCGGAAGCCGCGACAACGCACAAACAAATTAAAATGAGTAGGCGCATGGCCGTTTGAAACGCGGGTGCCTACCAGATCAAATAACACCTTTTTCTTTTAGCAGAAAACCAGCGACACCACCGACAATGCCCAGCATGATTAGCCAATTCTGCGCTGTTAACATGCCAATTCCGATGACAATCGCACCGGCTGCGGCGTAGCTTGACGGTTCTTTGAATCTATCAATTATCCATTTCATAATTTAAGCCTCTGGTGATGGTGATGGCGGTAAGTCGCTTGGGCACTCAACAATTAGATTGCCATCGGAATCTGTTTTGCTCGCTGCTCTGATGTTGGGATCGTCGCGTTCGGCAACAACCATCCAGCTTATTGTGTCTGTCGAGGAAGCGTTTTGACATTCAATCGTAATCGTGTCGCCGGAAAAGCTAGATTTCACGGCGTCCCATCCGGTTTCATTGCTTGTAAAGGTTTGTGGATTTTTTGTAAGCCATTCAAAAGTTCCAGCGGTCATTCCAAATTTAGTGTCCATAGAAATTGTGGCTTGTCCACCAACAAGATTTACTTTACCTCGGTAAATCAAATCGACTAACGGCCCTTCGATACTTGAGTGGACTAGATCGTAGCCTTCTCGAAGTCCATGAGGAATTTGAAAGCTTTTTGTGGCACCGGATGTCAGGCTTGTCGTATAAACACCATACGTGTTCTGGTATCCGAGGATCGCGTATTCTGATGCGTCTTTGCTATACGCGATGCATCCGCCATAGCTATCAGATCCTGTTCGTCCGTAAAGGCCGTAACCCGCCACAGAATAACCGCGTGTTCCGATTCCAATGTTTGAGCTATCCCCGTTGTGGTATCCATAAACGGCTGAATTTGTGCCATTTTCAACCTGTGCATAAAGTCCCGTGCCCGTCCCGACTTGCGTAACTTGCAATGCAATTTGAGCGTTGCTCGA